TATCGTCAGTTACTATAGAAAACTCTCCATATACATCAATATTTTTTGATGCAACTACATTACCACCAACTTTACCAGAAAAGTTTGTTTCTGAATCTGTACCATCTGGGTTGTTAAGATACGCACCACCTTGTATGTAGTAGCTACCAAAGGCATTACCATTCTCATAGCCAAGATGTAAGTCAGTACCAGACCCAGTGTAGTCTTTACCTGTATAAGAACCATTGTTCTCTACGTTTACATAGAAACCAGCAAATACAGGAGTTGATAGTGCTGAAGCAGCAGCAAGTGTTAGTACTTTTTTAAGCATTATTAAAAAGAATAAAGCTCAATAATAATCGTTTTTAAATTAAATTCAACTTTCGGGTGTTTCTGTTTGTGGTTCGTCCTCTTTATTCTGTTCTTCTATCTGCTGTTGAAGTATCTTCATTGCACCTGTTGTCTCATGCAAAGCGACAACCAACTGTTCTCTTTCAACAGCTAATTGTGTAAGTTTTTCCTGTAAATTCATTTATTCGTAAATCTTTTTTCCATCTGTAATAGCTTTATCTATATCTGTAAATGATTCAGATGTCCAGATGGATGTAGTACCATCTTCTTTTTTGTAAGCCTTGATAATCTCAAGATGCTCTACATTACGCTTGATCTTGTCTTTGTATTCATCATCAGTTTCATCTGATGTTTTGGCGGTGTTGATGACAGTTACGCTATCACCAGCAGCAGAATAAATTGCTGCGATTTCATCTGCGGTTTTTTCTTCCATAATAAGAAATAGATTTGTTTACAGTTTACCCTGCTTCGAGGGCTGTGACTTTTGCGGATAACTCCTGTATTGCTTTTGTGAGAATTGGAATTAATCTACTATATGCAGCTTCAAGCTTATCAGGATTTATTTTATCTACTAAGTGCATATAGTCATTTTTATCTCCTATAACTTCATCTAATTCTTGAGCAATAAATCCTAAATGGGTTGTGCCGTCATTAGCACTAGGTTCACGCATAGCCCATGTAAATTTTCTTGGCTTTAACAAATTAATTAAATCTAATCCATCTTCTATATCAACAATATTAGTTTTATCTCTAGCATCAGATAAGCTGCTAATTGTTTGTACTTGACATCTTAATGTATTTATATCACCAGAGCCTAGTGTAATGGTGTTTAAAGAATTACTAGCTGCTGCTTGTGAACCATTACCAAGACAAACATTATTACTACCATTAATTAAGTTGGAACCTGCACTTAAACCTAAACAAGTGTTATTTGACGCAGTTGTAATATTTTCACCCGCAGCATGACCTAAAGCTGCATTATTATTACCAGTTGTCACACTAAATAAAGCAGTTTCTCCAAGAGCACAATTGCCTGCTCCAGTTGTGTTTGCTGCTAATGCAGATTTACCAACAGCAGTGTTCTGAGATCCACTTGTATTTGCTCCTAAAGCCACAAAACCAAAAGCTGAATTATTATCGCCTGTATTCATTTTTAAAGCACTATTACCAAATGCACAGCAACTATCAAATCCAGAACCAGCACCTAAAGCATCTCTTCCAAAGGCATCATTAAAATTACCATCTGTATTGCTATCCATGCACTGCGAGCCAAAAGCAGTATTTTCTCCACCTGATGTATTAGATTGTAATGCTTGATAACCTACTGCGGTGCAGTTATTTACAGTTGTAAGTGCTGATAAAGCATCTTGACCAACAGCAACATTTTGACTGCCAGTTGTGAGATCATCAAAAGCAGAGTTGCCCAAACCAGTATTATTATTTCCAGTAGTGCAATTTTGTAAACAGTTAACTCCAACGGCTGTGTTAGCACCACCTGTTGTATTGTCTTGAAGTGCTTTTCTACCAACAGCGACTTGATCTGCTCCAGTTGTGTTTGCTCCTAAAGCGTTATATCCAACAGCAGTATTGCTGCTGGCAGTTGTATTTGCATCTAAAGATTGAGTACCTATGGCTGTGTTATAACTTCCTGTACTGTTTGCATCTAAAGCCAACCAACCAACTGCTGTGTTATAAGCTCCAGTTGTAGTATTAGTTGCTGATTGATAACCTAAAGCAGTATTACCACTGCCTTCAGTAAGTGCATCTAAAGATAAAGAACCAACAGCAGTGTTTTGTGCTCCAGTTGTGTTTACTGCTAAAGCATCTTTACCAACACCAACATTATCAGATGCTGTTGTGTTTGCTGCTAGACATTGATCTCCTAGTGCGGTGTTATTTCCTCCTGTGGTATTTGCTGTTAATGCGGTATATCCAACTGCAACATTATTATTAGCTGTAGTGTTAGCATCTAAAGCCAAAGCACCTACAGCGACAAGTCTTGTTCCAGTTGTGTTTGCATTCATTGCAGAATTACCAACTGCTGTGTTATTAGATGCTGTATTACTTGCTAATGATGATCTTCCTATTGCTGTGTTACTTCCGCCAGTTGTAGTTGAAGATAAAGCAAGATAACCAAAAGCTACATTATTAGTTGCCGTAGTATTTGCATCTAAGGCGAAAGCACCTACTGCTACGTTTTCACTCCCAGTTGTATTTTCCTGTAATACGGATTTACCAATACATGTATTAAAACTACCAGTTGTATTCTTTTCTAAACTTAAGTAACCAACTGCTGTGTTATCAGATCCAGTTGAATTTGTTGTTAAAGAATTAGTTCCTATAGCAGTGTTAGCACTAGCTGTAGTATTTGAATCTAAAGCCCCAGAACCAACAGCCGTATTTACAGTTCCAGTTGTGTTTGCTTTTAAAGCTTCAAAACCAATTCCAGTATTACTTGAACCTGATGTTAAAGCTGTTAAAGCATTTTTACCAATAGCAATATTATTTCCACCAGAAAGAGAACCCGAATCTAAAGCACTTTCTCCAAGAACAGTGTTACCAGCAACAGAGTTTGCTCCTTTACCAATATTTACAGAATTTATAGTTCCATCAACAGCAAAAGCTGGCCCACCAGCAAGCGTAAATAAATTTACATGAGCATTATTAGCAGTATTTCTTAGCTGCATAATACTTGATGTTGTATTAGCAAAAAATTGACTTGCGTAATTTGTACTTGGTGCTGACGATCCAGAATTATTACTTGATATTGCTAATAAAGCATTATTTATATCAGCCCTGACATTTGCTCCTGTGGAGTTATCTATAACATAATCGTGTTGTGCCATTTCCTAATCCAAAATTTTCTCTAAGTATATCTTAAACCAGTATTAACTACCACGCCCAAAGCCTGTAGCTGCATATTTAAAGTTTCTGTTTACATTACTTGATCCATTCTTTATATCTATATCAAAACCTGTTGCAGAAATATTCGATAAAACAAAGAAATCTCCTGATGATTGATTTTCTATTGTTATTCCTATTGATGGCAAAACAGAGTTAGCAGCTACACTTGTTCCTGACTGACCTGTGAAAAAGCTATTTGTAAAAGTAATAGATTTTGTAGAAGTACCGCTTGCTATAAATCCACCGCTTGAGGCTGCTGCATTTCCAAGACTTGTTTCTGTTCTGCTTTCTAATTCTGCTGTATATCCAAGTTGATCTATTTCTATTGATTGTGCAGGGTCGTCAGAATCCATATCGCATCTAAATTTAAAACCTCTTGCAATATACGTTCCATTTACAAAAGGGTTAAATTGTGAAAATTCTGCTGAATATGTACAGTTTCCGCTTGTAGTTAAAGAAGTTGCAGAAGTTAGTGTAAATGTGTTTGCATCAGGCACAGTTTTTATTTCATAATCGCCATCAACACCTGTTCCAGAAGTAAAGTCAACAGTTACAAAACTACCAGCAGAATATCCATGTGAGGATTTTGTGATTGTAATTGTTGTACCTGAGATTGCATAAGTGGCTGATACTGACAAATCAGGATCAGAGTCAGTTGTTGCAACTAATAATTTAGCATTCACATCTACCGCTGTAGCTCCGTCGAAATCAGTCCAAGTATCAATATTTGCAGTTCTTTTATCAATTAAATCATTTGGTAGAAAACCCTGTGTTACAAAATGCCTTCTCAACCTTAATGGTTGCTTTCCTCCTAAATCAAGAGTATTTGCAAAGCTGTATGAACCTCCTGTAATATCAACAGCCCCTAAGAAATCAAAATCTGCTATTGCATCAAAATCTGTCTCTCCATCTAATAATTCAAGAGATCCAAGAACAAGACCATTAACATCGTCACTAAAAAAACAATCTACTTTTGCTCCTTGAAAAGGTGGGCTGTCCAAATCTTCTCTATCTGTTAAAACTGTTAATTTAGGAAATACATCAGGTTGTGTATTTACATTTGTAATTGTTGCTGTGCCAGAACTAAGTCGACCTCCATCATCACGAAACTTTAAAAGATAAGTTCCGTTTACAATATTAGGCACAATTGATTCACTGATATTCCCAGAAAGTTGGGGCAAAACGTCCACTGCATTTGTAAAAGTTGCACCTGTTGTAAGGTTTGAACTTCTTATAACCACGTTTCCACCATGAATAACGTCAACATCTGTTGATTTATCAAAACGTAATCGTACAAACTGATCTGACAAAGGTTCTATCTGTACATTCTGCACATCTGCTGGCAAAGCAGTTTTACCAACAGTAGTGAATGTTGTTGTTGCTGGGTTTGTGCTTGGCTTACCTAAAGCGTTATAACTAAAAACTCTGACTTCATAAGTTCCGTTAAGAGTTTCAAAAATTGTAAAATCTGATCTTGTTATTCGCTCTGATATAAAGTTTTCATTTTGAAATCTATATTGCACCATATATTCAGTAACACCGCTAACAGGTTGCCATTGAATAAATAATTTACTAACAGCCCTGTTATTCAAAACCACTATCTGCTCTGTTCCCTGTAAGCTGTTTGGTGCATCTTTCAGTGCAGTTAGAGTTGTTATTGTTCTTGCTGGTAATGCTGTTCCATCTTCTACAAAAGCATATTTATTTGGATCATGTACAACAGCAACTATTTGATAATTTAATAATTCTTGTTCTGTAACAGATACAACTCTGAAAGTCTGAAGTTCAACAGATGTATTTTCTATCACCCAAACGCTGTTAGTTTGTGGCACTGAACTAAATGCAGAATCTACAGTTATGGTTGCACCTGTAATATCACTTATTGTTTTAGTTTCTAATGTGCCGTCAGATAAAATTACAGATAAGGTTGCTGAATCTGTAGATGCTAAATCTGTATTATTTTCATCGTCAACAATAATCTGTGTAGAAGAAACTCCTGTTTTTATTCTTCCTCCCCTTCTTACCCCTGCCCTCATAGGGTCTGCAATATTTATCACAGTTCCAACCCTGACTATTGTTCCGCTTTCTAATGACGCTGTAAATGTTACTGTTTCCGCTTCATTGTTTTGTGTGTATAAAAACCATCGTCCAAGTCTTGCCGCTTGGCCTCTTGATGTACAGGCAAAGCCGTTTAAGTTTTTTGTTACTATGCCATATTTTGCTTGTAAAGCTGTATCTTCTATAGTCTCATAATCTATCTCGGCTGTTTCCATATCAAAATAAGAAACATTTACAACAGTAAATTTTGTATCTTTACTTGCACTTGAATAAGAAAAACCAGCCTCAGAAACATTACTTAAATTGTAGATATAGCTTGGATCTGTAGGTTTATCACAGCTTATATTTACTGCCCCTGCTGAATAAAAAGGCATTGCCCTCATTACAGCAGCAAGATTATTTATGGTATCGTATGCAGCCCTTTGAGAATTAAGAACTACATTGCAAGAAAATCTAGCTTCAGTGCCACCAGCCCCATCATCTACTTGTTCACTTGCGTATTGACTAGCAGAGAAAAAGCTAAAAACATCTAATGAAGATTCTGCAATATGATCTCCAAAACCTTTAGAAGTAGTCAACAGATCATACAAAATCCAAGCTGGATCATTTGAATATTCTTTATCTGTTTTAAAAGTTCCGTTAAATGTACCGCTATAGCTTATAGATCCATCAGCCCTCACAGTTCCGTTATGAGGTATTTTTATCTTTGTTCCTCTAATCCTATACATTCTTTGAGGCTGGTTTGGAAAAGTGGCAGCGTCAAAACGTAAAGCTACATGAGCAAAATTTGCATAAGCTCTTGATTCGTTAATTATTTCTGTAAAAGATGACCATTGAAAACTATCTTGTAAAGTTGTTTCTGTGCTGTCTGCTGTCGTTCTATTTACTCTGATAGTGACAGGGAAACTAGTTCCAGATGGTAAGTTGATTTTATAATCCCTAAAATATGTACTTGCAGTTCTTCCTTTTACAGTGTCAGTTATAACAGTTGTTGTTGTGCCATCATTTTCTATGGTTTGAATTGTTAAAGCAACTTCAGCACCATTTATATCGCCATTATCCTCAAACTTTTGAAGTGTAGGGAAACCAAGCGTAACTCTTACAGCATCAACATTTGTATTTGAAATTGATCTTGAAACTGGTGTTGATTGTGTAACAGTAACACCTACGCTAGTTTCTGATTCTGTCTCTGATATACCAGCAATCGCTGTTTGATCTGATGTCCCAAATCTGGGTTCAAAGGTAATATTAGGAAAATTAAAATCTTCATCACTTGGACTAGTACCAGCAGCTTGCTGTAATACCTGAGTATTATTTAAAAACACGTCCTTTAAAGCTGAAATATTATATTCAGTTGAGCCTTTGCTACCTGTAGCACTTGGAAAGCCTTCTATTTCTCCAGATCCAAGTAACTCAATCAGCGTTTGAAATTGGACAGACTGAAGTGCATCTTTTGGTAAATCAGGAAAATTTTGTGGAAAGGATTTTTCTAAAAAACCAGATTTAATTATTGCTCCAAAAAAAGGCATTATGTTGTTCCCTCTTTCTGTACAGTATCAATACCAGAACTGATTACAACTGAACCTGTAAAAACTTCTCCATATATTATAGGAATTGGAACACCAGCCCTTGATACGTTTTGAATCGACCCAAAACCAAAAGATTGAAAAGTAGGATCATTCTGTGAAAAGCTATCAGCCATAACACCGCTTGGAATATCTTGTCGAGGCATCAGAAGATTTGTAGCTTCGTTAACAAGCATAGAAGTTCCAATCGCTGTTAAGCCTGTTGCAATCGCACCACCAATGGCAGTAGCAAAAAATCCTGTCGTGGCCGCAGCCGCAGCCGCTCCACCTCCTAAAAATAAACCTCCTACAATTGCTCCTTTAGCACCTATAGCAATAGGAATAATCTGTATATCTTCATCACTTTGTAAATTTAATAAATCCTCTGTAATATCCATGCCACCCATTTTTATCTTATAAAACTGATTCATCATGTGATTTTCAACCTCTGGAAAATTTGCAATCAAAAAATGAAATGCTTGTTTTGGACTTGCAACAGCCGCTTCAAAATACGACTGCCCAAGAAACTTTCTTAATCTGCCATAAACTTTTATTTTTTTAAGCTTCATATCTATAAACCTTTTTTGTGGCCTCTATATATCTTAAATCATATAATTCTCTGCAACTCAATTGTCTAATGTTGTGATGCAATATTGTTTGATCGCCAATATACAAAGCAACATGATTTAATTTTTCATCTGGCCCTTGCATTAACAAAACATCATCATTAATAATATTATCTTTGGAAACTTCTTTAAAACCAGAACCAGTTAAAACTTTTTCAAAATATGGATTTTCGCAGAAAGTTTTTATACTTTTTGGTCTTTCCCAAAATTTTAAATTTATTTGTTTTTTGTTTAAAAAATAATCTGTAATTAAACTCCAACAATCATGCTTGCCCCAAATCCATGTGCGGCCATACAAACCAGATGTATAACCAGATGGCTCAAAATCTATCCAGTTTTTATGCTCAACACTGTAGATATAAAAAGGTAAACCAAGATGCTCACAAGATGCTTTATCAGCCTCAGATGGTAAGGCAGAACCATAGGCATGAGAATGAATTATTCCAATTAGTTCTCCTTGATCTTCACAATCTGCCCAATTATCTGGATCTATAACAAAAAATTCATCTGGTGACTCTGAAAGATTTTCACAAGGCCAGTAAGTTTCTTTGCCTTTGATAATAGCCAACAAGCCACAAGACTCCTTTGGAGCTTGTTTATCAGCATGTATAGCAGCTTGCTCTTTCCAGTTCATGCGTTTACAAAAGTACCAACAGAGGGAAAATCTTTCCTAGTTACTTGTAATTTAGGGCAACGAATATTATTTAAATCAAGAACACTAGCCAATTCAAACTGCACTATTTCTCTATTTTCTACAACTTTTCTATCAATAAAATAAATTTCTTGTGGTAATTCTGTTGTGCTTGATGGAGTGCCAAATGGATTTTGATTTGATGGGAAATTACTGGCATCAAGGAACTGAGCCATTGTCCTATGTCTTATGAATTTTGCTCCCTGCAAGTCATTGAATGGTGTTGTAGCGTTTGCACTTGCCATTAGTGTTGTAATAGTCCCAAGAATATTTGAGACTGTCAAAGTAGGTCTTGGCAGCGTTCCTTTACCTGTGTATTCAAACCCTTCAGCAATAACTGGAAACTTATCGTATGTGTTGCCCTGCCATATTATTGAAGCGTTACTGTTCATGCCCACACCAGAATGAAAGCGGCTTACATTAGTTGAACCATGCAATGCAGAAACAAGAGTTATTGAATACAACTCTATTATTGATTTATTAGATAAGGATTGAAGTTCTGCGGTAGGAATTGCCATTTATGGTTCAAATACCTCCTCAAATGTTGTTGTAATAATAGCTCTATTATTATATGGAATCTGTTTTGACCAAGATTTACAGATAAATTTACCAGCACCAGATAAAGTCACAGAAACATTGCCTGAGTTTGTGGCACTTGCAGCAGCCGTAACAGTAAAAGTATTATCATCAGCCGTTGTAGCAACAACAAAAGAACCATCAACAGCAGAACCAGAAGTATAATCAATGGTTACGACATCACCGATAGCAAGGCCATGATTAGAAATTGTTATGGTGACAGTTGTGCCACTTTGGGAATATGTGCCTGTTTTTGTAAACCCTTCGGCTGGTGGGGTAAAGTCAAAACTTGCCTGATCGTTGACCCTACTTCTTAAAAAAGCCTCAATAATATCTGATTGCTCTTCAGAAACTACAAAAGTAAGATCATACACTTTAGGGTCTTGTGTTAAAGGCAAGCCAAATAAAGCTCTAAACTGATAGCCATCACCTAAAGCTGTAGTTCTTACCTTTGGTGAACTTGTTTTTCTGAAGCCAGAATATGTTGGCTGGATTGAAGGAAAAGTTGCCATTACCTACTTAATAAACCCCCTGCACGTTTTTCTTTAATAAGTTCTGCACGAATA